AGTTCCCAACCTTCGTCGCTAACCAACTCAACAGCAGCATCAACCTGAAGTGCCATAGCAATGGCATCACCAGTGGGTTCACCCTGTTCAATATATGACCGCACAACATTCATACGAACTTGAGCATCTTCATTCAGCAAAGCATTCTGGGTATTAATGTCGAAAGACTGACCAACCCCAGACGCTTGCAAAATAGTGTTTGTAGCCTTTGCACGTTGCTCTGGAGACCCATTAACCATTTCAGAATTAAGCTGGTCTTTTAATGCGGCAGGTATAGCGTTTGGGCCATTAAGTCGAAAGACATTGCCCAGTAAATTACCAGCCGCTATTGGTGTTTCAGCAGTTCTGTAAGCGTCAATAAGTGCGGGATGGTTTGCTTTATCAGTTAAATCATACCCAAGCGGAACGGAACCACCAGATGCAACAGATGCGTATACGTTTCGTGAAGTGACATAGTCCAACATATCATTACGTTTGGTATCTATAGAAGTACGAAAAGCTGATATGGAAGAGCCAGAAACTCCTCGGGTGTTGCGTAGCTGTTCTACTGCTGCTGGGCCATTTTCATTCAGATAAGTCATTTGATCAACAGGATCAGTGAACTGAGACAAACCTTCGTTGAATGAGTTTGTGATACCTACGACTGCTTGTTGACCTTCTATAGTCGCATTACGCGCTCGAATAGCTGGCAGTTGTAGTTCTGCTTTTGCTGCAAGAATTGGAAAGCGTTGAGCGACTGACTGACCAGATTGACCTGTGCCGTCTGGTCGAGAGTTTGGAACATTGTTTATCCAAGCATTCACAACATTTAGATCGTCGTGGCTTAGATCACCATTGCTGACAGCTTCCATAATGACACCAAAGTTTCTTGCTGCCAGTTTTCCGCGTGTCTCACCATTGGTCGTCGATCCGCTTCCCATAAGAGTGTTTAGACTCTCTATGGATACATCGCCCTGCATACCTCTATAAATAGAACGATTGTGTTCTAATCTAGCAGCCGCTCTTTGGCGTCTGATTGTCTCCTGAGATGCGCTAATTCGATTGTTCTCATAATTACGAGACCAAGCTGTTTGCATTGCAAGATCGACCATAGGGTCGCCAGTTCCGTCAGTGTAGTTTTCTTCCCAAAACGCTTGAGCATTAGCCTCAAAGTTTGCAGGGCTTTTACCAGCCTGTGAAGATGTGAAGTCACTATACATTCTGGAGCCGATATTAGACCCCAGCGTTTGTTTGTATGTGTTCACAAAGTGGCGGTTTGATTGAAGGTCGGTGTCTTCAGTTTCTAACGCTGTCTCTACATTCCGAGCCTCTGGGTTCTGCATGTAGTAGTCTTGCGCCTCTGTAGCCGCCCGAGCCTTCATGTCTTGTGCGTAAACTTTTGCTTCATCCAAGGCACGTTCTTCGTAGAAGTTTTCTACCTTACCAACTGACTCATTAAGACTTCCAAAGAAGTTATTAAAAGCATTAGTCATATCACCACGAAACGGGTCTAAACCTTTACCTTCAGATTCAAATTGAGGAACGCTCTGATTGAAGGTCTGTGTTTTTATTTTAGCCAGGCCCTGATTGGGCGCAGCTATATTTGTTTTAGTTCGAGCCATTCTAACCATTAGTAATTCCCCGTCGCGACTTGGTAGTTTCCATAACTTGTTGCAGAGTCTGCCCCAATTGATAGAACTTGTGATTTAAAGTTAAGGGACGCAGTTCTTCTACGCTTCTCAGCTTCTGCTGAAGCATTAGCCAAGTTATTAGCGGCCAATGTTGTTCGATTGATGTAGCTCTGCTTTTGAGACTTCTTGTTAGACTCAAGAGTATCGATCTTTCGATCCGTAGTGTTTCCGATTCGAGTGTAGTTCATCGCGTTTCCGTAGGCTTCTTCAAATAGAATAGTCCCTAATGATGAATCTGACAGGGCTGTTTCAGTAGCCCTTAGAGTTCCAAGCGATTTGTTCGCAGCCCGTATAGCATCAGACTTTCCTTCAAGGTCTTCATCATTTGCGTCTGCAATTTGACGCTGTGTTTCTGAATATTCTGCTGCAAGTTGTTTTTCAGATGCTGCGTATTCTTGTTGTGCCTGTTGCTGCGCCCGAGTTTCAGCAATGTTTGCCTCGTTCTTTGCAGCCGTTTTTTGTTGATCCGCCATCACTAACTTTGAGCCAGCGGAAATGATCATCATGGTAATTGGATCACACATATCTATCCCTGCCGTGTTATTTCGTTGAAGAAACCTGTGAAATCCACAGAAGTTATATTGAAGGGTTTTTCGGACTCATTAGTCACAGCTATTTTTACAGCATCAGACTTTGACATGACGGGTACCCGAAACGAACCAAGTTCTGAAATAGATGGGATACCAATGCGGTTATCGCCCGAGCCAATTATACGCCCCGTAAAGGAGTACGTTTTAGAGGCTCTAAAATCTGGCGTAATTACTACCTGAAAAAACCCTGTGTCTTTAAAGTTAAAGGTCATGTTGCGTACTTGGAAACGCCCAGATGTAATAGCTGCCCTCTGGTTCTGTGGGTCTCTAGGATACAAACGGGACATTACGACACTGCTATTGAACACCTCACCAATGATTGAAACACCAGCAGAATAGTCTCCACTAGCGGTGACTGTCGTTGCTGTGGGGTAAGCGACATCCAATACTTCACCGACTAGACCTTCAGCAAAGTCTGTTGATAAAACAACACGCGCCTTGTTTAGATGTGTGTAGGGAAGTGTCCACGTAGTGAGTAGGGTACTACTATCGTATATACCTGTAAGCTTAACTTGACGATCCATAGACACCTGATATGGGTGTTTTTCGGCTGATAGCTGATATCTCAGTAAGGTCTTTTCGAAACAGGTAACGCCGTTTCTATTGATGATTAAATACAACTCACCGTCGATGATCTGCATCCACTTGATGTCACTTTGGTCGCCATAGCTCCAACGCATCCAAGCTGACTGAGCTTTAGTCTGCCCATCGATATACATCTTATAAACATAAAGTGCGTTCTTCTCATCCTCACATAGACACATAATCATGTCATTAGTGGGATCACCTGTCATGCGTAGGATCGGCGCTGGGATATAACCCAAGGCGTGTAATGTAATGTCAGACGCTACGTTAGATACAGACGCATCATCATATTGGTATTCAAACAGTACAGCGTCTCTGCCTGATTTAGCCGCAAAATATAATGTGTTGCCGAGCGTAATTGGTGTGCATTTTTCTTCTGTCAGATAACTAGTAGAGAGATCGACTGACGCATTACTAGGTGTCAGAGTGTTCTCACCTGATACTTCAAACTGTGCCTTGTCGGATGTAAGGAAAAGCGACTTTCGGAACCCAATCGCGTGTTTCAGGTTGTTCACAGTATCTGAGGATACCGTCAATCCAAAGCCGTCAGAGTCGAGACTTTGTGTTGAGAAGTCGGGCCAGAAAGTAAAATACTTACCAGACTGACTGAAGAATACAGTCTCGTTAGAAACAAAACCTAATCGATTTCTGTGAAAAACCAGTGAGGATATCTTACTACCTACGAAGTCTGGATTTGGCACAGTCTCCACATCACCAGCAATACGAGCTATGTAGTTACCTTGAGTAAACGAGAAGGTTCCGTTTGCTTGACGAATGAGCCAGTGTGGCATTGTCGATTGGTCAAACTCGTTGTTTTCATACGGGTCTGAACTTTCGGTCCAGCCCCCCTCATTAGAGTCGAAGTCGGCCCAATAGCCAAAATCTTCACCATCCACGTTAGCACCAACACGAATGCGGTAGCCCTCTGGAGCAGCAAAGGGAAGGTACTCACGTTTTCCAACGACCTCTCCCATAGTCCAAGGGCCAAATGTTTTGTCGGAACCTGTATGGCTGATTTCAAAACTGGTGTTTCCTGTGATGACTACAGTCTGATCCAAAGTGGTTTTGGTAAAACCAGAAGGTAACGTCATGTTAGCCATAATATCGGCTTGTAATTCTGTAGAGCTAAAAACTGTATTTCCAGTCTTTGTGTAGACAGAAGAACCATCAATTGAGATTGTATAGTCTGTGTTAGCGTTCGTGGTTCTACAAGTTATGAGAGCCTTATTCGGGCTGACGTATGTACTCGGAACCATTGCAACAGTTTTTGTTTTGTTGGCAATAATCGTATAGTCCGCCACAGTCACGAAAGACACATCTTGTGATGTAAGTCCTGAAAGGTAGCTCAATCCGTTTGGGGAATTAACTGTATATTCAGTTCCACTCAGATCAAATACTTTTAAAGCCCCGTTGTTAATGATGATCGTATATTGCTCCTGATTGTCACGACTGTACGCAAAAACTGCGGGGTCGTCAGAAGCACTGATAAAGTTAAAATCTGTAATGTGGCGACTTGATGGGCGAGACTCAAACCCACCCGTCACAACAGAAACTAAAACATTGTCCGCCTGTTCCATCTGTCCCGGCAAACGCACGGGATCGGGCTGACGGGAGACGCCTTGATAGAGCGTCTTAATCGATTGCTCGACTAGCTTACCCATATATTATCTCCCTGAGATTGGCGAATTACGGCGGGTCGCGTAGTAAACGTGAGCGGAAGAATTTAGTATGTTCGTGTCTTCCCCTTCAGCCTCGGCATCAAGTAATGCTGCATAGGCTTCCTGTTCCTGTCGGCTTGCAAAACTGTCCAGCGTAGCTGAACCCATTGCCGACTCTTGAAATTTACGCGCCGAGCGGAATGAGATATAGTTCTGTAATTCAAAATTTAATTCCTCAAATTCAACATCAATAAGAACATCTACAAGTAGGTTTTTAGTGAATTTGAAGGTGTGATTTCTTAGATCAAACAGCTTGCGTTTACCATTCTGAGTTCGGATTGTGACATTAACGTCCTTGTCCAAACCTGTGGTGTCAACGCGCAGATACTGGTTTGGCACTAGTATTTCTTGGTCATAATTTTTACTCATGTAAATTTCTATTTCAGAGTTCTGTTGCCAGCCTTTTGCAAGAACCTCTTTGATTGTGAGATTCAAACTGGTCTCAGCAGCTTCTGCGTCTGGGAGACCTGATGTCAGAGTCGATACTGGCGTTTCACCAATGACATTTAAAATTATATTTACGGCGTCCAGTTTCGTCAGCATCTGGCTACTCCTTTGAAAAAAAAGGGACACCCACAGATTTCTCTGTAGATGCCCCTAAAAGTTGTTAAGCGGTTTTGAACTCAACGGCCATTTCTGGACGCATTGTGCCGTGACCACAGAACATTTTTGATACCATAAAATCTTCAAGGCGACGAACATCGCGCTCAGTTTCCATTGAGATATCAAGCAACTTAACTGTTGCGACAGCTTGCGGACACCACATAACACCGACTGTGTTAGAGTAATCGCCACGGTATTTGCTATACACACCAGCGGCTGATGATTCATCAGTGCCTGGAATGTTGCGTGACTTGCAGACTGTAACACCGTCGATGACGATCTTTTCAGC